GCATAAACTTTCCTGTTATTGTTGATGGATCATTCCGCGGAGATAACGGAGATAGATCACACGCATTTCAATCGACGGGTGGCGTTGTTGTTGGCGGAATGCAAACTAAAGTTAATCAAAAATTAAAAGAAATTTATGCTGCAGGATATAATCCGGATGTAACAAACATAACAGTTACGATTGACATACAAAACAAAATAACAAAATAGCAGGCAACGATAAATGAAAGTGAAGACGGTAATGCTTATTTAGGTATTGTAACTGTCGGGTCTTGTTGTTCTGACAATTGTGCAAAACGAGCAGATGATCAAGTACCTAGGATGAAAACTTGGAATTCTACTCCAGACGACCATAAGTTAATTACTATTTTGCAATCGACCCCCGCAGGAACATCATCTGGTGGACTTACTATAGTAGGTGGAAAATATAAATTGAAACAACATTTCTACAAATATACATTAAAAAGATTCCCAGCAAAACCAGCAACACCATACATCGATGTTACATATTCAGAATATAATCCACCATATGCTGATTTATTAAATAATCCACGATCTGAACGAATTGCGTCAGTACTTAAACAATCTCCTGGTACATTTAATGATTATGAAGCTTGGGCCGAAGCAGCGTTCATGGCAATAAAAACTAAAGTGAAATATGCACAAGTTAAGAAATTATTGGAACAGGATCCATATGCATATGTTAAAGACTTCATGGATACTAGTACTAAATATCACAAACAATGAATTGATACATCATATAAGTCGTTAACATAACTTAGTTATTTTTTAATATCTAAATAATCTGAATCAACATGTATATAATTATGTTGTTGCTCTCGAAGATAAATACCAATTAAATCTTGGGTCTTTATTAAATCATGATGAAAGGATCCTTTGTGCCGACATCTTACAATGCGTTTAATGATATCGAATTCATACGAGTTCAATGACCACTCTTCAGCAAACTTATAAAGACTATCTTTACCGCGGTAATGTGATTGTGTATTTACGTTGCTCATTTAAGTCCTTTCAATAATTTTTTCTTGTCACTATCACTATATCCATATAACGTTAAGATTCGTTCGCATTCAGCCGAATCCATCAATTCTACATAATCTGCCGCTTCGGAACAACCTATTTGGTAATGCTCTGCAATTTGGACAATCAATGCTTTATCGTATTTGTCTTCTGATTTGCCTTTTATATATTTTGAAAATCCTTTTGAAGCAGGAAGAAATTCATGATACAAACGATACGTTTCTTGTGGGCGTAACAATCCTATAGTATATGTTTGAAACTCGTTGATTAATTCGGTAAATTCCATTCGCATACTTAACCATCGATTCACAATAAACACAGTAAACTTTTTCTGATCAGTTTCTGACCATTGATCCCATTCTTTCTTTTTGTGAGTTAATCCATCAATGAAATCAAATATTGTTGCACCCTTCGGAGCAGCAACTTTTACAGGTTTAATAACTTTTTGTTTTGCCATTATAATTTATATCGTTTTCTGTATTGATATTCTAAGTCTGTACCTATTCCTAATTCTAAAATAATCGAAGTATCTGGAATTCCTATTATTCGTTTAGCTGATAAAATATCATCAATTGATTTATTGCGAAACGTTTTTATTTTTGTTTTAGCATTAGATCTATTAGATGTTTTAAATACAACAGTTACCGTGCTTTTGTGATAGGATATCGACATTACTTTTTCATTTTAATTGGCTGAAACTCTTCAGGTATCGATCCACAATCGTCACAACGAAATACCGGTACCGGTACCATTGTATCTTTATCTGCGCCTGTTAAAAACTTGGATACTTTGTTAATTGCCATTACTTGGCGAAAATACAGTCCGTCACACTCTTTACATTGAATCGGTTGCATATCATTTGGACCGATATTTACATTTAATTTACTCATATTTCTCCTATTATATTTACAAACATTGCCATTATATTAATTTCTTTATCAACTACACTAGCATCTTTAAATTGTGATTCTGCAATAATCAAAATGCATGGTGCAATATGTCCATGTGCAAACTCATCCAAGTTATCATATAAGAATGTATACATTGGAGTAAAGTCTCTAACCTTGCTATCAGCAATGCATTGTCTAATTTTAGTAAAGGTTGCTTTTTTGTCTTTAGCATTTTTAAGCATTTCAAGTACCTCAGTCATATAATTTGCCTGAATTGCACTTACCTTATCCAATGTTAATCGATTTTCAATTACACAACTTTGAGCCGTATTAATTGCTCTTCGGATATCCGGATATGATGAGTTAATGATTGCTGCAATATCTCTAATGTCATATTGTACTTGCTTTTCTTCTAAAACTGATACTAGGCGCTTTGCTACATCTGTTTTGTTAGGAGGCATAATAGCAAATGTCTGACAACGTGATTGAATTGGATCAATAATCTTTTCAACATAATTACATGTTAAAATGAAACGTGTTGTTTTGCTATATGTTTCCATCAAGTTACGAAGAGCAGCTTGTGCATTTGGTGTCAAATAATCTGCCTCATCTAAAATAATAATTTTCCAACGCTTAAATCCTACTGTTGATGCATATCGTTTAATCTTATCTCGAACTGCATCTACTGAGTTTTCATCTGATGCATTAATATACATTAAATCAGCATCCACGCTATTTGCAATAATCTTTGCCAATGTAGTTTTTCCTGTTCCCGCTGACCCATAAAATAATAGATGCGGCACGTCGCCATTGGCAATAAAAATTTTAACTTTTTCGATAATATGTTCATTACCAATATATCCTTCTAATGTGTCTGGACGAAATGCTTCTGTCCAAAGTGTATTTTCTTGTTGTCCGTACATATGTTAATTTCCCGTTGATCCGAACCCGCCTTGACCGCGTTTAGTTCCTGTTAATGACTCTGTTTGTAACCATTGTATTCTTTCAACTTTATTTAATACTAGTTGAGCGATCCGATCCGCAGGTTTAAACTCAACCACTGTTAGTCCGTGATTCATTAATATTACGCCAATCTCACCTCGGTAATCAGCATCTATTGTTCCTGGAGTATTTAATACAGTAATTCCTTGTTTTAATGCTAATCCACTTCTAGGTCTTACTTGTAGTTCATAGCCAAGTGGAATTTCTACAAATAATCCTGTTTTTGCTAATATTCGTTCTCCTGGGTTTAAAACTATTGTTTCTGTGCATCTCACATCCAGGCCTGCGCTGCCAGGTGTTTCATATTCCGGCAACGCATTGGTTGATTTATTTATTATGTTTACTATCATTTTTTTTTATTTCTTAAAATATTTTCTTTCCATGGAATAAATCTCAAATTAGTTATATTTCCAATAATATTTGGATCTATATTATTTCGAAATCCTTCCGATATTGGAATAATGTGATCTAATTGATAATGGTCTGTTCCTTTTTTTGCTTTTCCGCGTTTTTCGTGGAATTCTAAAGTATATATTGGTTGTCGTTTTGTTATTTTATGAACTTCATTATAATATATCGTTTTTTCGGATAATACCTGCTTATATTCAGATTCACTTAAATTAGTAGCTAATCCATTATACATACCTAATGATATATTATATCCATTAGGAATACGTTTTTTTGTTTCATATGCAGACCGCAAACCTTCTGATATTTTTTGTTTATGCTCTATTGTTATTGTTTTACCTATCCAATAACCAATGCAACCTTTATTTTTTTCAGAAACTTTTTTTATCCATTCTTCTGTTTTAGGTTTACCATATGATGGATTTTTTTCAGAAGATTTTGAACAACTATAACATTCCCATTCTTGCATACGTTTTAACAAACTTGGATTCATTCTTTTTGATTTAGAATATTTGGGTTGACCACATTTTACACAATCACAAACATAATACCGTTCCATATTAACCTTTTTTATTAATAAATATTAACCGGTATTAGTTTTGTAATATTATCTTCCAAATTCTAGTTCTGGAGCATCACCAACCAATAGCTTGATTCAAAATCAGTTCCAACGAAATCTATTCGAGATAATCCATCAGGAGATACATGTAATTGACCTACATCGCCTTTATTTGCAACAAGTACTTCTTTTAATTTGTCTGCCGAAAAACATACAGGTTCCATATCTGCTCCCGTAGTCGTTCCTACTTCAAAAGTAATGTTATCGGAATTAACTGTTGTATAATTGATAATAAATTTAACTACTCCTGCTTTTACTTGTACTGCAAAATTCTTTGCGTCTGGTAATGCATTTTTTGCTTTAATAAATTTGTTAATGAACTCGTCGTTAACTGCAACTTGTACAACATACTCTGGTTCTGCATTAATGCTAGGAACTGCTGGAATAACTGTCGTATCTGCTAACATGAATGTTGCGTGGGTACTTCCTTCTGAAATACACATTGCATAATTCTTACCTGCTGCATCTTTAACTTCGATTTCAATTTTTTCACCTAATGCACTTAACATCTTAGTTAATGCACCGGTATGGTTAATACCCAACATACCTTTCATAAAAGGGGTTGTATTCCATTGAATCTTACCAACTACGGTTTGATCCATGTCGATTAATTCACAGCCGACACCTGTTTCGTTTTCTTTAAGGATAACTGCCTCGCAATTTCCTGCTAAATAATAACGATTA